GCATCAACATCAGCAATCCATCGTGTATTTTGTCCAGAGATGCCGCTGCCAAAAATACAAAAAATACCAGAATACGCTCCTGTATTAAAATCTCCCGTTACTGAAAAAATTGCTTTTCCAGCGTTTTCCATATCTGTTCCAATTGATTCTAAATGATGTATTCTATGAGCGCCTGCATTAGAAGAGAGAGTGCTTATTACAGCTTTTCTCATGAACTGAGAAATATTCGCGTCCTCATCTACTCCCAAAACTTTGATGGTAGCCATCATCACTTTATCTGCTTGATTTTCTAAAATATTAAAATATAAACCATTTCCATCTAAAGATAATGTTGACACTCCCGTATCGTAACTTAAACCATTTAAAACAAATTGTATTTGCTGAGATACACCTATTGTAGAAAGTGACGAAAATGCTCTTGCAGCAAAACGATCAGACCTTGCAAAGCGACCTCCAGCTACAGCATATTGCGCAGTAGCTTCATTGTTTGATCCACCCAATATTGCTGCATATTGTCCAGTAGTATAATTTGATACGCCTCCAGCAATAGTAGAGAAACTTCCAGAAATAAAATTTCCAAACCCACCGCCAATAGTACAGGAATCTCCAGAAGTTATTCTATTTATAAAACCACCAGCTATTGTATTGGTGTTAATTACTGCATCAGTACCATTTTCGATTGAGTTTGTTAATCCACCTCCAATTACTGAATAACCTCCACTAATAGAATTTCCAGACCCACCTCCAATAACTTGAGCGTGAAAATCTCCATAAGTATTGTTTGCTCCGAAGAATCCTGTGGAAGCTGTTAGTTTATCAGCAAAAGTTTTATCTCCACTAATTAACTGATTACCAGTAGTGTAAACAACATCTGTTCCACCACCCCCGCCGCCATCAACAAATGATCCAGATATAGATTGGCCATTTCTTTGATATAGGAAAAGAGTTTTTGTGGTTGTTCCAGAAAATTCTAATCCAGTAATGGATTGATTGTAGCCAGTAATGGCATAGCCGCTAATGGATTGACCATCTGATAATTGATAGTATCTGCCATCGGCTGCGCCAGTAGTTAAAAATGCTCCCGTTTCCGTTTTTAAAGCATAGTTGCTGATTCCAGAAACATCGCCAGTTGTCATTTGTCTGGCGAACCAAGAACCACTTCCAGAGTTATAAATTAATGTGCTATTATCCGCTGGATTTACTGCATAAACGCGATGAAGCTCTTGAATCTCAAAACCGTTTTGTACTTTTACATAAACCTTACCATTATTAGATTGTGAGCGAAGAACAACTCCCAAATAAACAAGGTGATTATTTCCAAATGGTTTGTTTCCTGTTCCATAAATTATGTTTCCTGTTGGACCCAGCCACATAGGATCACCAGCAGCGGCAGCACTGGTATCAAAACCTTCTAGCACACCCTCTGTAATTACATAACCAAATTCATTAACTGCTAAATTTTGAGCCAAAAGGCCAATTGTTTTTGAAGAGGTTGTTTCTCCAGTATTTGATGCTAATTTAAATAATGGATTTGCACCGTTTGCACTATTAATATAAACTGGCTGGCCTTTGTAAACTGTCGCCCCTTGATCATTTTTAGCATACAAATGAATAAGATCAACAGGATCGCCACTTAATAAAACTGGAATATCCGTAACCGTTGGTCTTGTTTGAAAATCTTTGAGTCCAGAAATGTCTTGGTTGCCAGTTAAACCAACATATCTTAAATCCGCTGCTCCAGTTGTTACATAAGACCCTGTTGCATTATTTAAATTAGTAATCTGATTTTGCAAATAACCACTGACTCCAGTAACATAACCAGTTGTTGCAAAAGAAGAAGCATCTCCAGTAATAAATATGCCAGTTAATTCTTCATATGTTTTAATGGTTTGCCATTGACCAGATTTTAAGAAATAAAGAATTTCATTATTATTTTCGTTTTCAAAAACTAAAGCTCCATCATTTTCAATTCCGCTTTGCGGAGTATTCAATCCAGAAAAATAAACTCCAGTTCTGCTGAAACTTGATATGTTCGGCGGGATTCCAGGAGAAAATATAACAGGATCTGGAGGTGAATATAAATATCCAGAAACAACATCACCATAAATTAATCCAGACCCAAAATCGTCATATGGTAAAAATTTATAATATAAAGTTTGATTAATCGGAACTTCGTTTTTTTCAATTATAATTGACTGATTAGATGAGTCATTTAAAAATGTCTCTGTCTTTAAAAAAGAAAAGCCACTTAAATCATAAGCAGTTCCAGAACTAGATCCAGTATATATTTCAACCTTTCTAGGTATAAAATATTGATAATTATCAATAAATGATAAATTAAAATTAATATAGTTAACTATTCCAGAATCAACAGTATTATCAAATGTTGCAATAGATGAAATATTTGATGGTAAATGATAAACTGTTGCTATTACATCATTTTGTAAATTATTATTTTTTACATCAAAAAGTAATTGATAATATCTTTGCGCTCCAGAACCAGTGCCAAATGCGGCTAAATTTTGTTCTTGAGTAAATGTAAAATTTAAAGCATTTTGATTTATTGCTAATCCAGTAACAAAAGTGCCAAGACCAGTATAAGAAACTCCAGTTGTATATAGCGAAACATCATAAATAATGTCACTCAGTCCTTGTGCGAATTGCAGACCTTCAGAAATAGAATTTCCATATATATCTTCATATTCTAATGTAATTGAAGCATTTTTTTCTCTCGACAAAAGAAATGCATATCCAGTACCTTGAGAATTTTCTGACGGAACGAATGAATCTGATGTCGTTGGAAATTCTGGATAATAAATTGGTACTGGAGCTACTGTAGTGGTCGGAACTGGCGTTGTCGGCGGTGGCGTTGTAGGCGACAGAGTAGTTGTCGGTGATGTGGTAGTCGTTGGCGCGGAAGTGGTCGTTGGCGCGGAAGTGGTCGTTGGCGCGGAAGTGGTTGTCGGCGCGGAAGTGGTTGTCGGCGATGTGGTAGTCGTTGGTGCGGAAGTGGTAGTCGTTGGTGCGGAAGTGGTTGTTGTGTATCCACAAGTGGGGGAATTATATTCAACAACAACTTGAAATGACCCGCAAGAACCATCAGCGATATTCGCCACTCTATCAAACCCATTACAGCCATAACTAAGTATAGTGCCAAATACAGGACACGGCGGCAGCGTTGTAGGCGGCAGCGTTGTAGGCGGCAGCGTTGTAGGCGGCGGCGGTGGCGGCGGTGGTAAAGTTGTCGTCATTATTGAGAGATATTTTTATTAATTTTGAAAGCCGTCACCACAGCGTTAGTTCTTATTGGAGCAGTATATGAAACTAATTTTAAGTTACTGATTGCTGTTGGAGATATTGGATTCGGGTAAACACCAGTTTGTCTTGCAATTACCTTTAAGGTGAATTGTCCGACTTCAGATTGGTCATTAAAAGTGAAAGAAGTTTCACTAATTCTCTGTTTAATAGATTTATATTTGGGGGTTATTAATTCAACATCGTAGCAATTAGCTTCCGAAACTGGATTCCAAGAAGCGTATAAATCAATAAAATCATTTTGAGCATCATAATCTCCAGATGTAAAGTTTGTGATTTGGGGGTAATCTAATTGATAGATGAATTGATTTTGAATTGAATTACTCTGTCCTTCGCTTACTTGACCAGTTCTTGATGATGGGAAATAATTAAAAAAGTCATTAAGTGACTCATTTGATTCAATTTCAGCAAATTTACCAGTATCAAATTTTATTGCAGTCACTTCATACTCATTTAAATTTAATTCTTTAATAGCAGCAATTTTATAAATTTCTTGTTTTGTATTTGATAAAGTAATTGAGCAAGGCGCTCCAAGTTTGATATTCTTTAAAAGAGTGATTCCAGAACATCCAGTATCAATAACAAATGTTGATCCATAATCACCAATTCCAGTTTGTGAAGCCTTTAAGGTTACCGCCATTGGAATATCATTTTTATATAATTCTCCAACATTTAATTTTGAAGGACTCTGAGATAAATCGTAAAATTCTGATGTTGAAATTTTACCTGTTGGAATCAATACGGTAATTTCTCCAGTAATACCGCTGGCATTAAAATCTGAACTTTCTAAATTTATATTAGTATAAATACTATTTGCGCCCAAATCAACATTCAATACTCTACCCACATGTTTTTTAAATGAACGAAGTTCATCATTAACAGCGATCAAATCTCCTGGCCTGCATAGCAATGTTTCAAGACCCGCAACGAATTGAACATTTTGATCTTCATTAATAGTGGAATAAATGATGTGTTGCCCAATTCTTTTTGCATGGGCGCGACTTGTAACACCAAAAGTTTGCGCTGATGTTCTTAAAATACCGCGATTTTTAATATCATCTGGATCTTCGACATATTCAATTTTTTCTTTAAAAAGATCGTCTTTATCTAAAAATGACACTTCTATCACATTATACTGCAAGTCCCTGCGGTCATTTGTATAAGTAAAGATGCCGTCTTTAACATTTGAGTTATTAAATATTGACATGATGGGTTTTAACCTATCATTCGTAAAATTTATTTCAGAATTTGAGTAAAATAAATTGCCTCTGAATGATGAAACTATTGTTTTCAACATGTCAAAAACATTTGTTTTATCGGCAATAGCTCCATTAAAAGCGTATCTTGGTTCATAACCTCCATCTGCCGCAGGAACTCCAACGAAAATTCCGTTGTCATCTACTGCGTCACAATATCTTCCGATTTTATACAATTCCCAATAATTTACTTGAGTAGGTTCAATAAAATTACCTAACCCATATCTTCTATTAATTAGAATATCAAAAAGAATCCAAACAGGATTATCTGTCCAAGCAAATTTGAAAGTTCCATCCCAATTACCCTCGTATATAGTTTTATCTTCTGTTGTTGCAGCGGCAAATTCAGCATTTGTTAAATATCTTTTATCTATACCATTTGGTTTTAATGGGAAATAATTACTTGGAATAAAAACTTTTTTAAATCTAGCATCATAGCTTCTGGCTGGAATTTCTGGTGCGCTACGAGCATCTATTTTTAATCCACAAACACTAGAGTATGGATATGAAAATGCGGAATCAATAATTTCAGTAATTTTTTCAACATAAATTTCTCTTTTAATTAAACTAGAGAAACTTTCGTAAGTGACTCTTGAGACTCTGACGAATCTAACTTTTCCGCTTTCTGCTGGAGGCAGTTCAATTGGAGAAGCAATGTTTTTTGTGCCTACAATAAATCGGCTGTATTTAGGTATAATTTCAGTTGAATTGTTTTCTTCTCTTCCAATATCAATTGTACATGGAGAATCCGCGACTCCTTTAATTTCATAAAGTCTCGGATAATTTGTAAAATCAATAATTTCATTACCTTCTTTATCTTGATACCCACATTCAATTTTTAATTTAACCAAGCTGGGTATGATTGATCCTATGTCAACTGGCTCAGGATCTCCAACAGTTTTTGCTAATTCGTAACCAGCTAAATGAGCTATATCTTTTAATACTCTAACTCCAATACTAATTACAACTTTACTAACATTTGGATTATTAACAATGTGAACTAATGGCTTGGGTCTTTCAATTTCATAAGCTATTGCGCTATTAGCCCAATCACTATAATTAACACCCGCAGCTGTATTTGTCGGTTTTGCCGCAACTCTATTATCGTCACTTCCTTCATCACCAATCAATGTTAAAAGCGACCCAGCAATTACCCCTATATAGTCATCGTCTAAAGATGGATTATAAAAATCATTTGGCCAATTGCCAAAGTCATTTTTATTATCATATTGAAGACCATATTTTTTGCCATAAAGATCGTCTGGATCGTCATATCTGCCCAACTGAACTGCTTGATTTGGGTTAATATAAAAACTTTCAGCAGCTCTTTGAAATTCGCTTAAGTTTAATGAACTTTTCCATTGAAGAGTATTTTTAATAGGAGTGCCAGTGGCAGTTTTAAAAGCGTCAAGATTGAAGTCTTTCCATTTATAGCTTTTGATGTTTCTATCATAAACATATCTTGAAATTACTAATGTTGCTGGATTGCCATCTGGCGTTGTTCTTGATTCAACTTGTTGAAATATACCAGTATCCAGATCTACTGAATATGTTATTTGTTCTGCTGCTGTATAATAACTCGTTACATATGTATATGCCCTCATTACTCTCTCTCCAACACTATTCCTGTAACCAGCGTATTCTTCCTCTTTTGATACAGTAAAAACATATTGAGGCGCGTATGCGACTGTCACAGTTAAAATCTTGCCAATTCTTGAATATGATTTAACCTCTACTCCACCAAGACGAGCAGCAGCTAAATCTTTCACTGTATAAAATACGGGGAAAATATAATCATAGGAAGTGCCTGGTCGCAGGTTACCCTTCTTAGGGCTTGCAATCTGTTTAAAATATTTATTTACGCTATTTATTTTATCTACTTCGCCTTGGGTCACAACATTTTCCAATCCAGTATCAAGGATGTCATCTTTTACTCCAGAAATAGCTGTTTGAGATTTTGGATCAAATTTTGTATCTATTAGAGTTTTGCCTGTCTTTATCAAGGTTGATGCTGGTCTATTTTTACCAAATGGTCCAGTTAATTTAAAACCATAACCTTTATCTACATAAGTTTTATTAAATAAACTTAATGGTCTTTGAAACTCTTGGCCTTCTCTAATTTCACAATTTGCATTTGCAATATTATATTTATATTTAGGTTTTGCTATATTTAAATACTTTAAACTTTTAATTACTGCATCAACTGAGTTTTTTAAAATTTTACCATCTTTTTTGTATAAGAAAAGATAAATAGACCCACTCCATCCACCAGTAAGAGTTGGGTAAGTTAAATCTATTTTTCTTCTGCTTTCTAAGAATCTTTTTTTATTTAATTCTGTAGCCTCAAAAGGCAAATATGTTTGATTATAAATATCTCCATCTAAATCAAGAAAATCAGAAATTTCAAAACCATAATCCGCAGGATAAGAAACGCCATCTACTATTGTTGTTTGTGGCATTATTGAAACAAAAAGCCTTAAACAAACAAATGGATACTCATCTTTAAATTTATCTGGAAAATCTGGCAAAAGAAAAGTTGATACTTCTAATGCAGAATTATAATTAAATTTACCAAATTTTAAAATTCTTATATAATCATTTATGATGGATAATGAACTTAATCTAGACTGATTAGCAATATTCGTTGGTGTGATCGGTATATCAATCAAGTCTTGATAAATACTTTTTGCAATATTATCTTTACCATCCACGATAGAATATGAAATTTTTCCATCTTGAATATTAATTGATTGATTATTTATAATTTTTGGAAGATAAATTAGTCCACTAATATCATTGACCGCTTCTTCAACGGTTTTTTCTTGAAATTCTCCATCTTTATAAAAGGCTTGAGAAAATACGCCACTCAATCCAGTAACTGCATATTTAGCAAATAAATTATCGCTTGCTACTGTGGTAGCTTGTTTAATTGGAACATCATTTAAATAAATGCTTTCAAAAATTCTTTCATTATCTACATAAGCTCCATTCTGAGAAACTAAACCGTCAATTGAACCATCAGCAATCAAATCAAGACTTTCAGCATACTCAAATGAGGCAAGAGCTTGCAAATCTCCTAATTTTGGAGGCTTTAATGTTGGTGGCGGAGGTGGGTCAGGCTGTTTAGGCTTTTTACCAGCACCAGCAATATTATTTAAATATTTTTGAGTAAAATGGTTCATTTTATTAAATTGCTGCTGCTTTTTGGTAGAATACGCTTGCTCCACTTGGCAAGAAGTTAGCATAAGCGTTGTAATCTATTGCTGTAATTAGAGCAGATTGATTTACTCCTTTTTTATTTGAGTTGTTAAGAAATTCATCTGCCAAGCTAATTGCTAATGGGAAGCTCTTGATGGAACTCTGTATAACATAAGAGCCTATTTTTAATCTACCATATACTAATGGTACTGGATTTCCTTGTTCAGCAATGTTTTCTCTATTGCTAAATGCCAAAGATTTACTAAATGCACTTGTTCCCGCCGATGCTCCAGGCACTTTAGGATATTCTACTTTTCCAGCTTGAGTATAAGTATAAAGTGCTGTACCAATTGCTAATACAATATTAAAAATTGTCAATGGACCTCCACCATTAATAATTGGTACAAAATGTATTTTTTGATATTTATTTAAAGTTTGTAATTCATTATTTTTCAACCATTTACCGTCAACAACAAAAGTATAATGAACATGTTTAAGAGCTAAGTCTTTTAAATCTTTGATAAAATTATCATAATTTGCCTCCATAGCAAAAAGCAAATCTTTTGGCTTACTTAAAGCCAATTTATGCTTTTTACCATATTTTTTCCCTAAAATACCATGTAAATAAACTTCTGTCATAAAGCGCCTTTTACCTTGTCCAGTATATTTACATCTATTTCATGTGTTTCTGGTATATAAAATGAAAATTTATTTTCCTGCACAGAAT